CTTCGATGGAATCCTGCATCTTTCGCAGCAAGTCATTATGGAACTTGGCCATCATGGCTGCTTCGACGATGCCGTAATCCATATCATTAAGGCGTGCCGCATTGATCGGCGTTCCTTCCTCAATTACCTCACCGGGAGCTTTGTCTACCTGCGTATAGCCGCCACCGAGATCCGTCTCCCTGACTCTCTTCGGGAATTCGACTACCCTATCTTTCCAAAAATTCGGAATTCTCACTTTGCTTCACCTCACTACTCATCTACTTCTGTGATTGACAGCTTCACCAGATAGTAAAAGCCTTCCGCGACGGATTCCATATTGAGGCTGACAGACTTCTCGAACCACAGCGCACCAGCTGTGTCAAAGACCTGTACCTGATTGACTACCGCACTCGAGCTTTCCGGCTGGATCATGAAGCTGATCCGGATGATACCGGATGCGTCAATGGTGACATCTGTAAGAGGCACTTTGTAATAGGTGCTCCCGATCCTGTATCTGGCGTAGCTTACCGTGCGCTGGATATAGGCTTTGATCCCATTGACCGCTGATGTTGTCAGTAACATTTGACTCCTCCTTTCACCAATCTTCGCCGCACATACGGCATTCAGACATGTAGGCACTGGCGTCAACCCCTACATCGAGGCCGCGCGGACTGCCTGATAACCCCGTGCTCGTTATCGGTTCTTCCCCTGTATCCACATTCTGGCCAGGGAACAGGGAGTAAGCCTTAAACGGGCTCGGAGCTACACCAAGGAGCAGCGTCGGCTTCCCGACACCGCCTCCTGTAGAAATACCCGGCAGTGTACCGCACATCGGACTGATCGTAAACGTCGGAGCGGTCGACGCGTGGATCCGGATGCCGATCTCACAGCCGAAGTAAATGACAAATGTCGTATGGCTCTGCTTAATGGCCTTCACTTTTGCAATGACGGCACCCACATTGATACCGTCAGGATCTCCAACCTCCACAATGAAGATATTGGGATGTGATACCGGAGCACCTTCATTTATATCCGTGACCGACACTTCTGTCTCGGCCACATTTCGGATCAGCTGTTCCATTCTCCATGGACTCGCCGGCTCCGCCACATCGCGGTGTCGGATGATAATGCGACGCCGTTCTTCGATAGAAAGCTCCTCTCTGATCGGAAGGCCGAATTTTATTTCATGGTACATGAGCCCCCATGTGGCCGTCTCAGGGAATGCCTGCAACCGGAGCTCTTCGACATACTGCCGGACCTCATCCATCTCAAGACCCATGACCTGAAAAAGCCATTTCCCGACATAAGACTTATCGTACCAGCCGTTCTGGGTGAGATAGGACATCATGCGCTTCGCGCTTTCTGATGTCGGGAACAATTCTAAATTCACATCTCTCACCTCCCACGTCAGCTGCTGAAGCTTACAGAATATGTCGCGGGATATTCCTCTGTTCCGAGCGTGATGTTCTCATCATCTCCATTCATCGTGAAGGTGTCGAAGTCGATCACTCCGGGGATCTCAGTGATATGCCCTCGCATCTGGTTATAATAGAGCGTGCCGGTATCCTTCGCTTCACTATACTCTGCAGCTGCCATCTCACGGAACGTGGCCTCGATCTGTGCAAGGCTCGTGGTATTGTCAAAGACAAGGCCAGTGCAGACATAGGAGATATTCAGCGTATCTGCCGGGACCACCGTGAGAAGGCCTGTCCCTGTAGGGAGCAGACGCTTTGAGCGGTCAGACGGTGACACCAGATGGTCATACACCGCCTGTACGATGGTCGAGCTTGCCGGCTGGCCATTGGAATCCACGAGGACAAGTTTGATCGTTCCCGGCCCGTTCCATGTAGGCACGACAATGACATCGCCGACTCCGGTCACTTCCTTCGCCCATCTGATGAGGTCGGAATCATTCGCCGTATAGGAAGTCCCGTTCTGAGCATTTTCCAAACTGATGCGTTCACGCAGCGAATCATCGCTTTCCACGTCGATGCCGCCAGTAAGTGTACTCTGGTTCGTAGAACTGTTCACGCCTGTCA